TCAATGGCATCTTTTCTGGTAACAATCCCTTCCAAATATCAACCCTCATGGCCTTATCTGGAGCTTCAAACTCTACAATAAGTGCGATACGTCGTTCTAGAGCAGGGTCCATGTGTTCAATACGGTTAGTTGCCAAGATACATACACCTTCAAACTGTTCAATCTCTGTAAGAAGAGTGTTAACCTCACTAGCCAATACCATACCAAGGTTTTTTCGGTTATAGATTAGGCTGTCACATTCATCCATAAAGAGAATCTTCCCGTTATCTGACGCTTCTTTGAAAGCATCCTGAATGTTACGGTTAGCTGCTCCTGGTTCTGATGACTGGATGTTAGCTGCGTTGATAACAAGTAATTCCTTCCCTAGTGACTTAGCAATCAGATTAGCTCCGAAAGTCTTACCAGTCCCTGGTAGACCGTGGAACATCATCGTCATTCCACGTCCATACTCAATCAACTCACCAAGTCCCCATTCATCAAAGATTTTAGTAGAGTGCTCGTGCTGGGATAGTACACTAATAATATCCTCCTTTGCTTCATTCTTGATAACAAGACGGTCTAGGTGAGTATGGTCTATCTTGATAACCTCAATAGGTTTTTTTGGAGCGTCCTTATACATAACTACCTTTGCTCCTCGATTTCTTGCTTGTTCATAAATAGACTCCATTCGATAATTTCCACCGCTCGTATGTTGCTCGCTCCAAGTAAGATATATCTCACCATCTCGATTGTCGGTACCCCTTACAGTAGCGTAGACATATGTACCGTCTACTCCCCAAGCTTTCGGTAAGTAATTTGGATTATTTTTAAGATTATCCTTATAATCCCCACTCCATTCAGTTACCACAATCTTGTCCCCCTTCTTCAACTTCCCATAAATGTTACTCATAAATAAATTAAAATTAATGTCTAAATAATAAACTCCCCCTCTATCTTTCTAGCGAAACAATCGTCCGAAGAAACCTTTCTTCTTACCACCCAACTCCTTACGAAGCTCTTCTAATGCTTCTGCAATACTCTCCGGGTCGTTGTTGATTGACATATGCTTCATACCTGCTTGGTCATCGAGCCCCATTCGTTTTAACGCTCGACTCGTAGCATCCTCAAGTAACAACCGTGTTCCCACTACATCGGTTGACTTAAGAGATGCAATAATTACTGACTGCATGACGTTGAGCATCATGTTCTGGCTTAGATTCATCGCATATCCATTAATGGATGTTGCGCCACTATCTGCCTCATCCTCTAAGAATACTGCAAATGCACCAAGTCGGTTTCCATTCTCTATCTTCCCTGCCTTTGGGTAGTCTTTACCATCTCCAAAGAAGTAGGTAAGAGCTTGCTTCGTCCCTCCAATAATCTTATTAAACTTCTCATTATAAGTTTCTCCAAGATATTCTTGATGAATCCCCCTCCCTAATGGTCGTGGAGGAAGGTTATCCATCCGTTCTCGTCTACTCATAATTTCAGTTTGTCCTCCATCGTCTTTGTATGTATCCATATAAAATAAATTAACTTCGATTAATAAACTCCTGTAAGTTCTCATCACCATTACTGCATTCGATACAGCCTACACAAAGTAGTTTATGAGGTGATTCGTTGGAACCAGTTAAGGTTTTCTTTTCTCCATTGTTTGATTTCATCTGCAAAGATTTTTTCATAATGTGAACGGGCTAAGTTAAGAGCTGATTTAGCGGCAGGAGAATCATCGAGGTGATTGTCCTCAATAAACTCCATCATTGAATCTACATCACCAGTTTCAATACCAGCTTCTTTAACTGCTTTGAATAAGCCTAATGCCTCTTCTTCATGGTCTCCTCCACAATTCTCGCAACCTTCTCCTTCAAGAGCATCAATGGCATCGGCAATCTCTCGCAATGCACCTGCGACGGTAGTCCCTTCAGCCTTAGCTTCATCCGACATCGACGCATCCATAAGGTGGATGAGGGTCTTGACGAGATAATTAGGAGTAAAGTTCCTTACGTGCTGTGCAGTGTAAGCCTCACCATTTTCATCTTCCCAAGGGATTGAGATAAGAAACTTGTCTGAATTGTAATACTTCTTCACATGACGCTTGAATGCTTCTAATGCTTTTTGTTCTTCTCCCTGAATTCTTGCTTTTTTCATAAAAATATAATACTAAATTAAATAATGATTAATTGTGAAACTGACCGACAAAGCAATGGAGGACTTCATGTCCTAGTACTTGTATCTGATAAGTATCACCTGCTCCTATTGGCTTGTGTAAATAAATCGTACAGTCGCCACCACCAAACTTATTCTTAGTATTGGTGAATCCCTGGACCCTGATACCAGTAGTAAGCTCTCTATAGTTGAAAGCAGTTTCTACGTCGATAGGGTCACTCACCCACGTAACATTAACTGAACCATGAGGAGTTAGTGTAGAGCCTGAACGGTTTGTCCAGTAGCTATACCCTCCTTGTTCTAAGTTGAATGTCTCTGACTCTTGAAACGTACCTTGGATGTCTTCGGGCTGATTCTTATCAACCAACAATCCAAATGTGACTATAGAGACCCCCACCCCTATCAAGAATCCAATAAAAACTTTTGAAAATAAATTCATTGTATTTGACATCTACTTCGAACTGGAATTACTCCTCGTCTAGGAACTGCTGTTCCTGATACTTAAAGTCTAACTCCTCATTCTTCAGTTGACGTTGTTCGTCTACTAATAATTTGGTGCTACTCATATGTTAATCTAATTAACGAGTAATCTTTCTTTAAGTCAGTAGCTCTAGAGGGAAGTCTAGCGATTTACCCCGTTAATTAGATTAAATCTATTTAACCAGATAGTCGTTAACTTTAGCTCCCTTAGCTCCCACTAACTTATCTATAATATAGCATAAAGGTTTACACGGTGCAAGTACACTAAGTGTATTAGTCTGTGGATAACTCATACATGTACTGTTCAAAGTTGTTTTTAACCTGGTGGGGTATAGGATACTTACCATTTATGTATAAACCTAGCTTACTTCCAACGTGCTTCATGGACTCCCAGGGTATTATATATATTTTGTTTTCCTCTAATACTACACAAACCAGGTAATCAAAAAAGCGGTCATCTCCATAACCGCCTCCAATGTCTACTCTATAAGATGAATTGTACTCCTTGTTCCAGAAGGCACGTTTCACTTGTATCTTCTTTAGTCCCTCTGTAGGTGAATCTATAATCAAATCATATGGGTTAGCATGGTCCATTGGGATGGATACTACATTCCCTGCCGACGTAAAGTGGGCTGCTGCGATAAGCTCAGCAACAGTACCTCTACGGATTTGTTCAGACTTTGGGGAAGCCATAAGCTACATACTAACCTTCACAGTTGGTACATACTTCGCCTACGGTTTCGACCTTTGGCTCTACTCCTGATTCATCTGTGAATGGGTCTTTAATCATAGGTATATTATATCATAAAAAAAAGCCACCCAAGTTCTGAGGGTGGCTAGTTGCCTAAGGTAGCGATTCTTCGGCCTCACGAAGTGATGTACTTCGAGTAGATGGTCGGGAGCGGATAGATAGTCCACTCCCTATGCAGAGGGATTAGCACTGCGGTGAGATACGGTCCTCCTTTTTTATTAGTTTACAATTAGTTTACAATTAATCTTGAAACCAGTCTGATTTCCTAATGTACCAAATAGTCATAGCTAATGACATCAGTACTATTATTGTGTTGCAAATTGCGTAAGAATTATCTAGTAGAAAATCAATCATAATTCAAACCCCGTATTTTTGAAACCCACTAAGGCGTTCCATTCTCTGATTGGGAACTCGAAGTTCTTAATGTTGGTGATTATAAGTCGTTTCTTGTCAGCATCATACCGACATCCACAACCTAATATTCCACAAGTAGCGGTTACGAGTATTTTACCTGGTTGTTGTTTCCAGGAGATTATATGAGGTGTTATATGGTCTTTGATTCGACCATCTATATTCTCAATGTGAAAGCATTGTGAGGAGGTTCCCCATACTGCTTTGTGCTTTGCTTGTGCGTGACTTTTATCACACACAAATGGTCGTGATATAAAGTTTTCCATTGTTAAAGATTTTGATTCCTTTTTATTATAGCACACAAAAGCCCCTATTTCAGTAGGGGTGTTAATAACTTTATACTCAAGTTGTTTCTTTATAAACAAAAAAACATCTGGTCGATACAGATGTTTTTAAGACTTCACGCGGTTTGAAGCGTGGTCACCTAGGTGACTTGTTTTAGTATACATTATTTCCCCAAAAGAAAAAGCGCCTGTAAGCGCTTAGTCCTTTAAAACTTTTGAATTGGAAAAAATGAACCGATATTATTATAATATCACAACCCAGTATACACTAATAGTAATTATTGTCTAGATGGAAAGCCAGGGCTTTGCTAGGGTTGCTGTATCTCTGTTGAATGTATTTTATAGTGCAACGTATCTGCTCGTTTGCATTAAAGGTCTTTATACAGCCTACGTCATCCCAAGTACCGTCTAAAAATTGCCCTAATCCTGTGGCAGTACTATTAGGGTTTTCTGCTTTATGGTTCCACGAGCTTTCTTTGTGTATAAGAGTATAAAAACTTTCCCACTCTTGATAGCCCCATTGTTCGATTACAAGGCTCTTTGCGTATGAGATGATAGGTTCATCTGTAACAATTGGTTCTAATGTGTCCTGCTTGGACTCGATAGGTGTCTCTTGTGAGATTACCTTTGCATTAAAAAATATAAAGAAAATGCTTGTTGCTACAAGTATGGCAAGCAATATCATTGGTTTATGATTACTCATAGAGTTCCCTGTTCTCTACTGGGAAGTACTGCCGATGTTTCTTTACTGTAAACTGATGGCTATGCCCTCAACACAAGTGTTAAGAGTTGGTATGAGAACTCCACCATTACGGTGAAGGCACAACCATCAGGTTGTACACCAGTGTGTAGATGTCCTACTGACTGGTAGCTATCAAGTAGTTCCCAAAAAAGGGAATACTACTATTATCTCATTTGACTATAATTCTGCAACCTCTTTTCGTGATTGCACCATATCCTGTAGTCCTTTCAAGATATGGATAATTCCGATACCATCCATGGCACCTGATACATGTGTTGAGAGTTCTGGGAACTCAACGAATACTATAAGGATTACACCGACAACTGCGTTAAGCAGTCCACGTTGTACATTCTTATTACTCAGAACATTTACTATAGTTTTGAACATAAGCAATTTTATTTACCTGGGTTGAGAGGACCTGCCCCTCCCCGTTCTAGTAATAGTTTTTCAATATCTGATGTTTGAATTATATGAAGTCGTCCCACACGCTCTGATTTTAATTTTCCTTCTCGTATAAGCTTCAATGTTCCGGTACGGCTAATGCCAAGGATATGAGAAGCTGACGATGCAGTGTGTAATTTGTTATTTTGAATCATATTATTCATGATAGTACTCTTCTCCCGTGTGTTCTCTGAGTTCGGTAACATGTTGGATATTGATAGGTATTACCGTAACAACATCCTGGTAGTTATCGTTCTCGTCAACCACACGAGTATGTCTGAGCTTACCTAAAACCTGAACTGTATCTCCTATCTGGAGTTCATACTTCTTAACGAAGTTTCCAAACATGGAGCACAAAACCTTATTGCTGTGGACAATACCACGACTAGAGACTTCAAAAATCTCCAATAGGAAATCTACAGCCTCATCACCACGGTCATTAGTATACGAATCTGTTACGTACACAACGTCACCAATCAGCATTGTAAGGTTTACATGGTTCATAGGCTTACCAAGGGATGTCCTCTGGGTTAACAGTATCAGCCGTGTTACCAACTGTCTGTTGTGATGGAACATCTGGAGTAGCTACAGCTGCTAGTGCCTCCAATTTTTCAACACGCATTTCTAATAGGTCGAACTTCGATGCGACATCAAAGTTAAAGAAGTCTCCTTCCTTATATAGGTTCAACATGGCAAGGTCTCCTGTTTGAAGTTTACCAGCTGCTGAGCGGTCATCCCAAGCGATTGCTGAGTACCACTGCTCATTCCCCTGTACGAGGATACCTACTTTTTTGAAAGGCTTTCCACCTTTCGTTACAAAAGGGTTCCCTTCTTTGTTCTTATCTGAGGTAAACACCTTTTCCAATACGTATTCTTTGAATTGTTTAGACATATATAATACTAATTAATTAATTATTTATAATTTCTCTCCACGAGCTTCACACACTGTTGAGTATGATTTGTGCAGGTTAACGATTGCGTCGTATGCTTCTCTACATGGCTCAGTAAGGTGCATAAACTCCGTGGCGATAGTGTGGTCTTTCTTCAAGTTGATGATGATATAACCATCAGCATACTTGTCGAACATACCCATTTCGTACTGCATTTTGTCGTATGCCCCCATTTGTAGGAACATATCAGAGTATATCCCTGAAGATGTTTTGATGTCTGCTATGTATAGCTTTCCATCAATTTCAAGGATAAGGTCTACGATACCACCGGTCCACCATTCCTTAGACATCATGTTTGTTTCGCAATGAAGTACTTTAGCGTTTGTCTGGGCTAACCAGTCAGCAAAGTGCTGAACGCTAGGGGCTATGTCATGTTCATCCGTAACTTCCCCAGTCTTAATATATTGCTCACATGCATCGTGGACTCGTGACCCCCATTCAGCAGCATTGTTCTTCTTGAAGTCAGTAGCCTCTCTGGCCATGTCTAAAAGATTACAATACTTCTCATAGGTTCCGCTAGAAATAGCAGCAAAGATATCTTTACGTTTTTGCTCCTTCATAGCTAACCAGTCATCCTTAGAGATATTTTCCTTCCTGGCCTGGTAGTACGCTGACTTCGGATTGTACCAACCCATAACTCCTAGTGGCTCAGTTGTGAACCAGTTTCTAAGAGCATGGTTTGCTAGAATCTTTGACTTCAGTGTAGTCACACCGTTAAGGTTATCTCCATTAAATGCGTGGACATGCTTGTCTTCTCTGAAGGTATATGTACCACCGTAGATTTGTTTTTGAGCATCTCTATTTTGCATAAACGAATTGATTATTTCTATCCTTATAATACCGACCTGAGACCCATTATAGCATAAAGGTTATCGTTGTGTAACCTACCGGTGTTCTCCATATTGGACAGCACCTTCAGTCCGTGGGTCGTTCTCCATGTAGTCCCCAATCTCAGGAACCTCAGTGAATCTACCAAGCCAAGGTTCAAACATAATATCTACCTTACCACCTCTACCATTACGGTTTTTCTTAACAGCAATCTCTAGGTTGTATGGAGTCTTACTTGCTTGCTTCTCATCACGTTCCTCCTTGCTATCTAGGGGGATTAGTTCAATAGCAATGTCAGTAGCGTTCTCAATATCACCGCTACCCTTAAACCCTGAAGAGCCTGTATGGAGTCCATTCTTAACGTGTTCACGACTCAACTGACTAACACACACTACAGGTATGTTGTATTGCTTACTCATATTAGAGAAACTATCTACAGCATTCTTCAAGGTATCGTAGTCACTTAGTGTCGCTTTGTTTGTTACCTTACCAAGGTAATCCACGAAATAAGCATCAGCCTTCTTCAACATTACCTGCTGGACCATCTTAAGCTTTACCTTCTTCAAGTCAGTCTCTCCAGATATTTCTAGCTTGGAGTCTCTAAGACTCTCGATTGCTAGTGAGACCTTATCGTTCTCCCCATCAGTAAGAGTACCTTCCATATAATCATCAAAGCTTACACAAGCCCTCATAGTAATGAGACGCTTCATAACCTCCTTGGGTGTCATCTCCATGGAGAAGAAACTCGCTGAGTGACCATCCAACAACATCTGATTAATCATAGTCAGAATAAACCACGTCTTACCTACTGATGTTGGTGCCCCTACTACCCACATAACTCCATCCTCTAGCCCCCTGAGACCCTTGTCGAGCTTGTCAAAGCCTGTGCGGTATCCAAGGATAGCATCTGGGTTCTCTTCTTTCTGTATAAGGAAATTAGTCCTATCCTCTATAATCTCATCCATAACACTATTGATGTCCACCTCACCGTCAGTAGTGAGACTACTTACAGCACTCATCATTTCATCTACGGCATCGGCAAGTATATCTTCAGGGTCTTTCTTGGCATCAGCCTCTATACGGTATAGAAATTCAGCAACTCCAATCATCTTAAAAATGGTATAGTAACGCTTAATCTGGGAAGCATAGTAATGATGGTTCATTGTTGAATAATTTCCATTAAAAAGTTCGCTTATATAAGTAGCTGGTACCCCAGACCCATCCATGTGTTGAATTATAGAAAGTGAATCTACGGATAGTTTGGCTAAACTCAAATGAGATATTGCATCATATACATGCTTGTTTTTATCGGTAAGGAAGTGGTCCCTCGTAAGCCACGGGTGTTCAAAAAAGGATACGGGTCTCATTATTATTGAGGCCAGAAAAGCGTCTTCAAAACTCTTAGAGGATTCTCTGATATAAGCAATTTTCTCGATAGGATTCATATAAAACTAAAATTAGAAGCTTGATAATTTTGTTCCTTGGGGTTTTGGTTGGTAACTATTCCCCGACTCTTGGTATTTATCTATTTTAATCCACTTAGTCTGGAGGTCTCTCGGAGTATAAGCCTTAGGTGAATATGGGTCTCCTGCTTCTATTAAGCGTATTGCTTTATCTATCATATCACGAGTACGCTCGTATTTATAATTCTTCAATAAAAACAGAATGGCAGCCTGTTCCCTGTGGGCGGAAGCTATAGGGTACCCCTCATTCCAATAAGGAGAGAACTTATCCATCAATCTTCCGGCTGCTTCTTGATGTGCTTCGCTAAGCTTGTCTAGCGGTCCTTTCTTCTTAGCTGGTTTCTTCTCACTCTTCTTCATCTCATGGTGGACAGGGGGAGAGTGGGAGACAGCTACCTCATATTCATCTGGTATTGTTACCCATGTTGAGTTCCCATTAACGGATATAATCTTCCCTTCATCCATTAGTTTCTTCTTGATAATGGTAATGGTATATTCTGACCAATAGGGGAATATCTCACTCATAACATTCTTATTGAACTTCGCTGAATAGTAATGGCGATTGTCTACCTCCTTGATGTACTTATCTGTAGCCTGGGCGAAAGAGAGTTCCCGACGTAAGAAGTCCACCATAATGGCCCCCTCCAAACCGTAAAGCTCAGCGTCAACAACACGAAAAGAATGATTAAGAAAGAAGTTACTCATAACTACATATTACCACGTTTTCGCCTGACAACCAAAATGGGTATATCGTGTGGATTATGTGTGGTAAAATTAAATCATGTATACCTTCGAGGTCCCCATATACTACACAAACGAGTACAAGACGAAGAAGGATAAGACTATCCTTGTTGGTCTAAATTGGTACCGTAACGCCCACCATCGTACAAGTAATATAGTAAAGCATTACTACCACGACATTGTGGCTGTACTGCTACGAGGTAAGAAGTTTGGTAAGTGTCGAATCCATTATAAGGTATTTTGGAAACGCAGAGGTACTGACCCACATAATGTTCGCTCTATTGTAGAGAAGTTCACCCTTGATGGGATGGTTAACTGTGGAGCATTGATTGATGATAGTGCTGACTTTATATTAGGAACAACTACTGATTGGGAACAGGATAAAGAAAATCCCCGAATGGAGATTACCATCGAGGAGATTCAGGAGTAATATTATGCTATCCAAGTAATTTTGCTAGGAGTGCTTTTATGATTGCTATTAGAGTAGAATTTGATGGAGATACTGGGGTCGCAGGGCATTCAGGGTGGACCTCTAGTACCTCTTTTTCCTCTACTATAGGCGTTTCTTCAAGTAGTTCTTGAGCCCAAGTATTAGAGAGTAGGTTTCCGTAACAAGTCTTACGTGCTACTGAGCGATGTGGCTGAACATTGGATATAGCGATGGTGTATTTCTTAGTAATACGCTTTAACAATTTCTTCAATGTAGCTATCTGTGCTTCAGTAGGGAGAGTAGCATCGAAGTTACCAGCAAGTAAGATACCAATAGACTTAGTATTGTATCCCTTAGCATGAGCCCCGTGGTAATGTTCAGGTCGCCCCTGCTTCAGGGTACCGTCCTTCTCAATCATCCAGTGGTATCCAAAGTTCTCCCAACCTTTCTGTAGGTGCCATTGCTGAACAACCTCAAATGTGTGGTGAGAGGTGTCTGCAAGTGGGTCAGCATCTGTACCTCCGGTATGGTGGACAAATACCCACTCAGGGAAGTTGCCTATCTTTATCATTGAGTCTAATGGTTTCATATAGATAAGGTGTGGTTAGAGTTCGATAATGTTTTCTGCCTCAATATCACGAATAGGAGTAACAGAGCGTCCAATTTCTTCTGGGTTGCCTTTCTTATTCTTTATCCTCTTTAGTGCGTCTTCAAGTAGCTTGATTTCTCTCTTTGCTTGAGTGATTTCTTCTGCTACTTCAGCAGCAACACTTTGCCCTTCTGGATTGATAGAGCTACCAGCGTTTTTCTTAATAGCGTTAAGTTCCTTAAGCTCAATCTTCTTATCACTAAGAGTAGAGGTAATGTCCTCTACTACCTTAGCTTCTGTCTTACGGGAATTGACTGCATCACTAGCTGCACGTTCCTTCCGTTCGAAGATATTACGATTACGTGTATCTTGTGAGTCGGTTGACCGTCTAACTTGAGAGGCGACTCCTTCATCAGGGACTACATCTCGTGGTGGAGTATATGGTCCTTGTTGGATAGGGCTTGCCGCACGTTCAGGTAACTGTGGGACATTAGGGTCTCCAGCACTTGTCTTACGAGTAATCTCATCCTGGATACCAAGCTTCTTCATAGTCTCGGTAAGTTCATCGAGGTGGGCCTGTCCCATCTTAATAAGTTCAGCTGTAGAGCCCGATGTCTCTAATCGTTTTGAGAGGATGTTCATTATCTTCGTGTAACCTTTAAGGGATAGAGAAGAACCAATCTGGTAAAGAAGAGGGTTAAATCCTCCTCCTGCCATACCAATACCACCAAGGATAGAGATAGTGGTAGCAAGACCGGCATCTGATAGCTTCTTGTTATCAAGGTTTTTAAGAACCTTTGCAGAAGCCTGTCCTCGTGAAGCTTCTCTGTATAGTTGGTTTACTGTATCAGCTACTTCAGGGTCTAGTTGTTCTCCCCACATCTTACGGTACGCCTTCCTCATTACTTCATCAGTTTTATTCTTACTTGATGAGGGGTAGTTTTTGAATTTCTTATATAGCTTCTGTACGGCGATTTGCTGGCCAGTGGTAATGTTTCCTGCGTCATCAAGCTTAACTCCTAGTTGTTTCATATCTGCCTTAAACTGTGCAATAGCGTTATCTGCAAGTGTCGCAGCCTCACCACCAAGTACAGCGTTACTGTTAAGTAGGTCATCTACTGCACTCCTTACATATCCACCAAGACTAGAAGGGTCGACAGGTTTAGTTTGATTACCCATAATTTCATCAGCACCATCAAGTAGTTTCTTCCACTTTGCCTCAGAACGTGCAAGTACATTACGGAAGTTAATCTTCCCTCCGTTAGATATATCGTCCATCTCGAGAATCAATGTGTCTGTAAGGATACCCTTCATGGCATCTAAGTCTCCTCTACCTGGAACATATCCTTCTATGTTTCGTGCTCCCCATTCAGAAACTGCCTTCTTGAGGTTTACGTTATTGTTACGCTCCATTGCATTAACAGCAATCTTAGCTGCACGAGTAGTTGCCGCATCACTCATCTCTTGGAGGATAGGCATCTTGAACTGTTGAGTTATTTCATCTCCTGCTAGCCCTCGTTTAATAACACCCTTAGTCATAGATGACATATTCCCCCAAGCTTCGTCAACATTACCAGCGGCCATAGATAGGGCATCATCTAGAGAGTCTCTAATAGCTTTCTTAAATGCATTCTGGGTAGTTTTACGTACCGCTGGGGTAATAGCTGTGGCAGAGTATCCAGTGACTACGTTAAGACCAAGTTCTGCAATAGGTAGTGAAGCCATCAAGTTGCGGTATGCTTCTGGTTTTTCTTGTTCAAGTTCTGATACCCAACCTTGAATATCTTGTCCAACCTTAGAGTTAACCAATGCCTCAGCACCTGCGTTAACACCCTTACTAATAGGTCGTTCTAGGAACTCTGGAGTAGCAGCTTCAAGACCGGTCATAACTACATTACCGATAGTATCTGATGCCATACCTACTACCTGTCCTAGTGTTTGCCATAGAGACGAACCAACCCCTTGTTCTCCTGCCTTGTTAGCTTTCCAGGTTTCTCCGATGTTTTGGCCACGGGCTCCGATATTACGTACAACATCACCAACCCCACCCATGATTTCTTTTACTGGTGCGGCTAGGAATTTACCACCTTGGCCACCATGTACGCTACGTCCATTATTCATGTATTGCTGATTCAGCATAGTACCTTCCTTTGGACCTCCTTGTCTAAAGAGTCCATTGCGTTGAACTTGCTGTTGTTGGGTTGGGGCTTGAGAGTTGTAACTTCCTCCTCCAGTACCTGTTTTGATATTGGGGATTATTTGTGAATAGGCAGTAAGAACTTTCTTAACATGGGCTGGGGTATCATAACGAACACCTTGGGAGTTTACTCCTACGTTGTTCTGGTAAGCATTAGGCCTCCCTTCTCCAGCATTCCACATAGAAACAATCTGAGCAGGAGTAGCTCCTTGCTTAGCTTTTTCCTCTACGAATGAGTAGGCTACTTTGTCTTGATTCTGTGGGCTAATATCAGCTCCCGAGTTACCAAGATATTTACCTGCATAGTTCTTCCAAGTAGCTGGCATATATTGATACGCACCAAATTCACCACTAGCTCCTCTTGCTTGGTAGTCCCCCCCACTCTCTACCTGTTTCATGGCCCTTGTTAGGGCTACGTATTCTAGATTGTATTGTGGGTTAATTTGATTCATGAGGCTATTGGCTAAATTGGATACTAAAGATATCGTTATTCATATCAAATCCTCCTCCTGAAGGAGCCTGACTGTTGTACTGATTTCCAACCTGAGTATTGAGTCCTAGTTGTTGAGCTGCATAAGGGTCGAATAGATACCCAAGGTCTATTGCTTCTGCATTATCCATAATGCCAAACATAGTATCGATGAGTTGATTGTTAACTTCTGCAACGTTACCTACTGATGGGAACATACGAGCATAGAACTTTTCCTCGTCTGGTGTCATCGCTGCACCTGTACGGTCACGACTCAAGAGGTCAAGGGCGTTCTGTGCAATCGTTGAGTAGGCTAGGATGTCTGGGTCGTTAGTATTACCAAGGAATCGTAATACTTTTTCTTTCGTCCCGGTTAGTACGTTAGTTGGGATTCCCTTCTCCTCTAGTAGGGTAGTAAGTCCTCGTAGGTCGTTTAGTGATGCACGAATGTTATCACGAGTAGCAAACTGGTCCTGCTTAGCAGTAGGTAGTGTAGAGATAGCTGTATTTCGGATAAGAGTCTTCGCTTGCTCTTGTAGTCCATTAGCCATATAAGAAGAGATGGTATTAGCGAATGCTTCTCCTCTAGCTCCTGATAGCTGGCTGAGTACCCCCATAGCCGCAAGCTGTAGTGGGTCAGTTACATTACCACTACCTCCAAATGGATTTGATTGAGCATTAGATGCTTGTGATTCAGCCATTCGATTCTCTCTATCCAACATTGCATCAATATATGCAATAGGTGCATTGAAGTTATCAGCTTGGGCTTTCTCAATTGTTTCACGGTGATTTGGGTCAAATTGTGTCATCCCAGTAAGAGCCTCTAAGTCATCAATAGAGAGTCGTTCCCCAACATTAGATTTATCACGCATTTGTGACAGCTGGTTTCGTAGAGACAGAAGAGACTCGTAGGATTGATACTTCTCACCGAATGGGGATGGGCGGTTAAGAGGAGTACCTCCGTCAAAGTTACCAGAAGGACCACCAAGGGCTGCGGAGCCTCCAGAACCTACTGCTCCAGTTGGAGAAGGTGAGTTAAAGCTATTGAATACCTGGTCTTGAGAAAAGGAAGTATCTGAGGATGCTGAGTTGAAGCTACCTCCACCTTCTGCTTGTGTTCCGTCTACTTGGGATGGGGTCATGGGTTGAGTAGACATGTTCTGTCCTCCTTGACCGTGGTGTTTGTTCCATGTACCTACATTTCCTTCCCATCCTGGCCCCATGTTGTACATAAGGTTCTTCCAGAATCCAGCACCTTCGCCAGAGCTAGGACGTGCGTCTCGTTGTGCTTGGGTTGCTTGAAGTTCTTCAATGTTAAACATTGGCTGGTTTAGAACGTTTGGCATTGCCATCATTGGGTCAGTACTCATAGGTCCATCTTGGAATTGGTTTTGGTTATACGACGTAGAGTTACGTGCCCCCCTCCTTTCAGCACGGTTGGCTTGTCGTGTTTCACGACGTGTAGGACTAGAAGATTGTAGTTGGCTCCAATCAACAGTTGGCTTAGCAAAAGGATTGGTTAGCCTACTATTATAACCAACTCCAGGTAGTTGAAATGAATTGTTATTATATGTACTCATATTAGTTGTTGTTATAGTAGGTTGGTAATTGTCCTTGGTTCATTACTACAAGTCGCTCGATAGCACGACGTGTAGCTGCTGAAGCACGTTTATCACCAAGCCTTCCATCATATCCATTATTGGCACTATACTCACTCTGTAGGCTTGAGTTTACCGTAGGCTTGATTGCGTTAGCATCAAAGCTAGCCCCGGTAAGATTGTAATTAAAGTCTCCAGCTGTATTGCTTCCTAATTGGTATTCAGCATCTAGTCCAATATCACGTAGGCCAGAAGCAGCTCGTGCATAAGCATCATCAAAGTTACGTTGGTATTTAGCACCAAGGTCTGTACGACGATTAACACGTCCACTAGAGAATAGTGTACCGCTCTTTGCCTCATTCTGGTCTAGTCTTATTCTATCCTCAGCAAAGTTTGCTTCCTGACCCGCAATGTATCTATCTAGTGCTGCTGAATTGTCTGAAATCTGGTTCTGGTATAGTGAAGACCGATAACGATTCTCCATATCGTAAAAGCTACCAAGGTCATCGTATTCTTGTGAATAGAAGTTATCCAACTGTTGTTGTTGGTAATCTTGATTCATCAAGTTAGGGTCAGCCTGTTGTCCGTAGAAAGAGCTCAATCCTCCTTGTGAAGCAGTCGAGGCTCCGGCACCGTAGAAACCTCCGGTGGATACATTCCCAAATCCAGTATTCCCACTATAGGTAGTAGGAGCTGGTGAGTTATAAGAACCTCCCCCTCCTCCTCCACTACTATTATTAATAGTAGGTGGAGCAACATATGTTTGTTGTCCTTGTGGGGTAGTGAAGTTTGCTGGTGGTGGAACGTATACGCTTTGACCATCAGACTGGGTGAAGTTTGCTGGTGGTGGAACGTAGGTCTCTTGTCCAGAGTATGTAGTAAAGTTGTTACCCCGGTTGAACAGGTTACTTATTTTCTTTCTTAATTTGTTTTTGTTTTTAGCCATATATATGAGATGAAAGGATTATATTACTATTTTACACTATGTAACGGGTAGCAGTAAAGTAAAAGCTTGTCATAAAGGTATTGTCTTCTCCCTGATAGATACCGCTAACGTTTACTGAACCTCCACCTGATACGGGAAACGACTGAGAACCGTAGATGGATATTTGCATTGATACAATAAAAAAAGTAGGAAAACTTCCTTGTATCATTGGTCTGGCATGGACCGAGATTGGAGTAACTGTAACTTGAACATCTGCGTTTAGGTTGTGAATAAAAAGAATGTCGATTAATCCACCACCACCTATAATAGGTACAGCGAGCCAACCTGGTGGTAGTTGAGTAGCTGTGTTTGTTGGGTCATCGTAGAACCCTCCATAGACCACCGGCATAATATCGAAGTCATAAATCATAAACCCAAGGTCTGTATCTATATCGACGATAGGGTCTCCCGTACCAATGTTAAGTACCCTCATGCCATCTTCATCTGCCCTCCAGATTAGATTACCAAGTCGATAAGTAGACAACCCTTGGCTATTGATTTGAGTACGGATGTCCCCATTATCATATACAGTCAAGTTATCATTAGGTGTAATTTCAACCCTATTATTACTTCCTGAGGACTGGAGGATGATTGATTGGACTACAGTACCAGGCTCAACCGCAGTAGCAGGGGGATAGTTGATAGTTCCTTGCCCGCCCTCAGTGCCACCAGCGTATTGAAGTCCGCTAGTTGGGTCTGTATCCTCGTACTTACTATCTTTACGATAGAGCCTACGATTTAGGTTGTAGTCATCAAATTGCATAATTAATCAGAACCTAAGTCCGATAGTCTAATAATATCCATACCGTAAAGTCGTAGACGGTCTCCAGAAGTCTCTCCGCTCACACGGTACTTCATGCGGTGGAATGGGCGTTCAATAGGTACACTAAGTTTCGTAACTGTCTTCTCATCTAGCTTACCAATCTGAGACCACTTATGAGGGCCATCAGTATCTACTTTATAGCTTAGGTTACTTCCTGCTGCGTTCTCGTGATAGTAGGATACTTCAGAAATCTTTTTCTGCTTGCTGATAGTGTCAGTGAATCCTTCCCAATGAGATATTAGCTCATAGAAAATAGGTTCTCCTAAGTCTGACTTTCCTGAATCAAACTCAGCAATAATAGAATCAGCAGTTCCAATGAACGGTGCAATGATAGTTCCTGTGTCGAAGTTTATAGCCGCACGTAAGTCCTTACGGTAAGAATATAGAGTCCATATCTCAGTAGAGATTGTATATCGAACAACAACGTTATTGTAATCAACGCCATCAAGGGTTAAGTCTCCAACATGCCAGCAGATATTGTTCCCATCCTTAGACTTCCATCCAAAGATGTCCTCATATTCACTACGGTCAATAGAAGAGACAACATCACTAATACGTCGTGAGATTTCTTGTGGGTTACCGTTATAGGTAAACTTATAGAACCCGCTAGAGTGGTGGAAGTATAGTCCATCCTTAGCCTCTACAATAGACTCTTGGGAGTATGTACCCACAAAGTAGGCTGGGTACGGGTCAACGGCCTCAGGAGAGTACACACGGTAAATGTGGTTCTGCTTAAAGACCAACAAGGAACGAATGTACGTGTGGAGGGCGGTGAAGCTCTCACCATCTTGAGGGGATAGTTTACCAATGTATTCACTACCACCAGTTATCACTCCAGTAGGGTCAACAATGTCTGTGTAGTAGAGTCGGTCAACTGAAGAATCAGTAACCCAGATACGCCCATCATATGTTTCAATGTGGTCCCCTTCTGGTAGGTCTCCAGTATTCGTAGTACCAAAAGTAGTACCATCATATGTTTGTACTGGGTCTCCCCCAGCTGTTGCATTCCCATTAACCATATATGTATAGTCAGTATACTGGGTATACCTACCCTTATTTGAGTTACTCAAAGAACGTACAAGGGTATTAGTACCTGCGTTGTTAGCGTACACCTCATCTTCAACCTGTATCAACATGCGGCGATTAGATGATGAGTTCTGTGACCATGAGCCTAGTGAGGTGATAGGGTTTCCCCCTGCAATAGCATCACCGTATTGCTCAAGACCTCTTCGTACCGTAGCGGCACCAAGAGAATCGAAGTTAGTATTGATGGCCAGCTCCACGCTATCTTCAGTTGAGATAGAGTTTGAAATCTCAGCGTCACGAATTATACCTTCTTTAGGATATGGTATTTTAATGTTTTCGTATACTTGGCTCATATATTAAGAGTTATTAATGATTGTTAATGACTGACCATTGTAGTTTGATTCAGTAATATTGGTTACAATCTTATCGAAGATAATGTAATCACCATCTTCGACCCCAACGTTTGCATCACGTCGGTGTTTAATTGCGTACTTCAAATACGAAGTATACATTTTAGATAGACCGTCTTCAATAACATCATCAATAGATGTAATCTTTGAACGTTTCTTATAGAAGTCGATATAGGCAAGAGCCCCGTTTAGCTCTTGGGGAACTGGGGTTGAGAACCATAGTCGTTTCTCAAAGATAGTGTAGTGGAATGGGTATGAGTATTCGAATGAAGCCCATACTTGAACACCTGAACTTAAGTTACGTGTTATTCCAGTTACCCCAGTTAAGGTAGATGTAGCCACATCATTACCTGTATAGCTCACTGCCATAATAGTATCCGTAGGTAGTTCACATGCTATTTGGATAGTTCCTGATGCAGGTAGGTTCCCGGTATTCTCTAGGATAAGAGAGGTAGCCCCAATCAGTGCTACAGTGTCAACATATGTATAACTGTATTGGAAAGAGAAGTCATTCCACTGCTTCTTGTCGATATAAAATAGTGGGTCGTTGTAGGCGATGTTACGGGTAGGGATTCTGACAGATAGTAAGTGACGGTTACTATCGTTAAAGCTCATGTCATCCGGAAGCTCAACATAGTTGCTACCAGCTAACATCTGTATAGGGTATTCGAACTGTTGTCTCCAAGGACGAGCATATCCATAACTCAGCTCATCAACGTACCCGTTAGCGTCATCTAGTGCACAAAGAAGGAACTCAGTTGTAATCTGGGGGTCATCTTCTGCGATACCTTCTGATTTGATTACTGAGTTTATAATTCCACCTGCTGTAACTTCAGTAGCAGATACTTCGGACTGTTGAGGACCAGCGTAGTTTGAAGTTCCTGTTGAGACGCTATTACGGAAAGCTACCCGATAATAGGTTGTTGGAGTACCAGACGCATCAAGGTATTGAGTCTTGCTACGTGTAGGGTCCATCAGTGAGGTTAGGAGAGGAGTCCATGTAAGATTATCTGGAGAGCTTTCGATAACAATTTGATTATAGAGAACATGGGAAAGAATCTGACCACGGTTGTGGTTTTGTAGAGTAGCGTCGGTGACTAGGTTCTCGCTATCAGTAATAGTAGGTGAGATATTGAACTCAGCATTTTCAGAGCCAACAGAACCCAAGAGGATTGGGTTTCCAGCGATAAACCCTTGCGTATTTTCTACGAGAAGAGTCGTTGAACCAATAATAGTATCTGACTGTTGGTAAGTTTCAGATAGGTTCTTTATAGTATTCACCACTGATACTAGAACTCCGCCTGATGTATTTTGGGTTGTTAGTGAGAAAGTAGGTTTCATATAGATATAATTAAATTACTATTCTTAGTTCTCCTGTAGATGTTCTGTAAATGTCTCCAACGATAAGTCCACCAGATATGGCAGCTGCATTTGTTGCGTATACCTTTAGGTTTGGGGCGTGCAGTGTTCCTGACTTCTGTACTCGGAAACCATCTGCTGGTGCAATTTGACTTGCTCCAATACCAACCCTGAAAGCATAATCTGCTACATTAAATGCGGTTGCACTGACTGGGACTATCACCAATGAGTTTAACCCCAAAATCCCTTCACCGAAGCTTCTTGCTTGATTGTTTTGCCCCCCACCTACGAATGACAGGCTCCCAGATGCTGTATTTCTGGAACCAGAAATAATTCCTGACCCTTGTGCTGAAGCAGTGTTTCCTGTAATACCTACTACGAAACCACCTCCAATAAATGAGCCAATACCAGATGCTGTATTTTGATTACCACCAACAACAGCAGAGTTACTAGACCCTGTTTCATTACCTAGCCCCCCACCTACGAATGACAGGCTCCCAGATGCATTGTTAAGCTGACCTCCGATGACTGATGAGTATCTTCCACTGGCTGTGTTGAAGCCACCTCCGATAACTGCTGATTGGTTACCACTAGCAACTTGAGTGGCTAAAGTTCTCTGTGTCTGTAGGTCTACTGAATACTCACCTCGTGCGTTACCAGCTACAGTACCCTCGTCTGTAGCTCTTATGTTTAATGAAGTAGCCCCAGTACCTTGTACTGTTCCACCATTTGTTAATGTAATAACTTCTTGTGTACCATCTTCGCTGGTATAAGTAAATGTTCCTGCTGGAGATTCCACCAAAGTAGTAATTGTTTCATTTATAGCAACGACAGCCGCAACTTCATTCGTGTAGTCTGCAATTTTATGACCCGTAATGGTATCAGTTATTGTGGTCGTAGTCTCTGTATTTAATGCGGTGACGTCTACGTTTACCACTGAGGCATCCGAGAGTGTTAAAGCCAGGTTGTTATCTCCTGAGTTCAATACACCAGAAGCTAGTTTTACATCTACATTTAATGCAGATACATCAACATTGACAACCGTTGCATCACTAAGGGTAAGTGCAAGGTTGTTATCTCCAGTATTCAATGTTCCAGAAGCTAGGAATGTATTTGTTGTTGGTAATGCTCCTATGTCTACAACAAGCTCATCAATAGCAGCTTGTACCTGTGTTGCCGTAAGCCCAGAAGTTGTGTTGTCATATGAAGCATAGATAGAATCCATACTACCGAACTCCGACTCCCCGGTAAGTAGGGTTTGGAGTACAAGTGGTTGTCCAGCTACTGCGGTAGAGCCGATTATGTTTGGAGTACCTAATTGTAATTCTGTTGAGTTTACAAGAACATAAAGGTCTGAGCTTTGAATATATGCTGAGGTTTGTGTTACATAAATCTCATTCCCAGTATTGGTAAGAAACCCACCAGAGGAGAGATTGTTAACTTGAAGTACATAAGTACCCCCATCACCATCTATTGAGGTATCTTGTATAAGAGTCCCCCCAAGGCCTATATCAAGGCCAATTACTTCTAGCCCGTTTGTAGGAGATGCTGTAGCACATGCACCTACTGGAAGGTTTGAGAAAACACCACCTACCTTTGCAATAAACTCACACGCAGGAGAGTCAGCAAGAGCGGCTAAATTGTTTAGTATATCTGATTGTGTTGGGGTCAATGGTAGACGTGAATCGGTTAATTGGCTCATAGTGGGTGGGGGATTTAGGTTGTTAATCTTCTTTTTTTATTTCTTTGGTTTCTGTAACATATTTTAACATAAAACCTTGTATAGTCATCAATACATGGGTAACTGCATCAAACTCGTGGGTATCTTTACCTGTCCGAATACTAATCATATTCCCTATGATTGAGTACCCTTCTGAGAAGATAAGAAGTGATAACGCACCTCGAGCAAGGAAGGTCAAGTCAATACCTGCCCCCCTACCTGCTGCTGCAACTAATAGCGGTACACACAACATTGATAGTTTCGATAGAAGTCCAATAGCAAACCTCCGAGATGTAATAGACTTCTTACCATTGATTATCCATGACTTTGCTATCCCCGTAACCATATCCCCGATAATAAATGCAGTGAGGATACCAAAGCTTTCTATTGGTAATCCTAGTATGAATACTGGAATATAAGTAAGGTTTTTTATAATTCCATCTATTGACATGGTTGTAGTCTGTGTAATTTCCATAAGTTCTGTATCCCAATGAATTAATCTTTTAAATTAATCTTTTAATCGTACTAGAGCTTTCCCAACAAATTTATTTCTTTGCTAATTTTTTTGATAAAGAATCGACCTTTTCTACTGTAATATCTAGAGACTTTGCAATTCTTGCGTTGCTGTGTCCTTTCTCTAGTTTCTTTTCAATAAGGAATTCTTTTATTGGTTTGTATTTTAGAGTAATATTTTTCATATAGATTTGATTAAACAACATACCAGTCACTACCATCACTTGAAATCGTAATTGATTCTCCAAGTAATAGAGTAATACTTGTTTCTGCTACTCCTAGATAATAAATTTTTTCACTTCCGTTAGGCACTACCGTAACTGCGTTAGTGTTGTTTACGTTTATGATACTTCTTTTGCGTGACTGCGCATTTGCCCCTGCTGCTGTTTCAAGAGTAAGTTCTACCGAGTTGTTTGTGGCATCAAGGAAGAAATCACCATCGGATGAGGTAGCTGTGTAGTTAGATATTCTAGTGCGGTTAGTTCTATTTATTCCGAACAGTCTAATCCCTGTATCTACAATCTTGTTATTGACATAACCAAGTAGTTTAGTACTTGGTAAATCTGGCGGAGTCATACTTTCAAGGACATCAACCTCAAGCCCTGTTTCTTTCAATTTAAGCTCATTTAGAACTGTTGTTGAAGAACTTATATCAGTCTGTAGCAATAGACTTGCTGTCATTCCTGAGCCGTCGTTGTGCCGAGCCTCCACAATAGCTTCATATCTATCATCTGACGCATCGATGAATCGAGACCTTATCCGAGTATAATCTTCCCGTGCTTCAATTTCCCCCTGTTGTGTTGTTCCGTTGGCTAAATCCCTATCAAACGAAACACGTGCTTTTCTATCGTCCATCGTAAAGTTTGAGCTAACGTCATCTGCCCCGTCTTCCCCACCACGACCGAAACTTGTCTCTTCGCTATTCTGATTAAAGAAGTTAAAGATTGTTTCATCCGCATTGAACACTAGACGATTGAAGCCTGGTGAGTTATTTCCAAAACCATCATCGTTTACTAATATCTCAAACACCCTCCCATCGTTGGTGTCATTTTGAATAATATCAACTCTTCCAAAGTCTGCTACCCCAATACCTGATAAATCACCAACTGCTGATACGCTTGAATAGTTGATACCGCCAATCAATTCTGAAACAGCACCATTTACAAGAACATTAAATCCTTGTACGAATGGGTCTGTAATACCCCAGATTACACTTCCTGTTGTGTTGAGTAACCCACCGATTCTCAATTGGTTTCCGTCGATGTCTACACCTCGGTTTCCTGTAAGTGTCCCGTCTGCTGTGTAGATGGTTGGGTCATCCCCAACTTCATCCCAATCTGGGGTAGTAGTTGGAGACGTATTGTTATATTCCTTCCCTGTCTCTATCACAAGAAGTTCACATCCTAGTGCAAAGCGACCCACCTCAGTAGGTAGTGTCTCTACATTGCGAACTTGACAGTTATAGATAAAATTCTGCTGACCGTTTATGTCATCTCTACGAATGTAGATGTTCTCGTTAAAATTAGATTGTACGTATAGGTCTTTAGCCATATAGTTGATTATTTATTACCTATTAATTCTCGCTCCTTATTCCGTACACTATGTTCTCGTTCCGATTATAGTCACTTTCAATCCTGTACCTGCGATAGTAGAGCCGACTGTATCAATATCGATAGTATACTCGTCATCGTCTGTAACGCCCGCTGTGGAGATTACAGGGGCTGTAGCAGCGGTTACAGATGTCTTTTCAGTTGAATCAATAGTTATCTTTGTTGAAAGAATTGTACCTGTACCTGTTTTGTTTATATCTACGGTAAGTACCGCATCTGTTGGTGCGGTTGTAACAGATGCACGAACGCCTGTGATAGTACCAGTCCAAGGAATACGGAAAGTAGTTTTTGCTGTACCTGTTGTGAGTGCTGTTGTTTCGTCAGATGCACCGATGATAATGTATTCTGATTTGTCACTTGGTGCGTCGGCATATTCCACTTCTCCTGTTGTTGCGTTTTGTAAAGTTAATACTTGTCCAACTGTTGCGGTTGATGCGTTTACTGCAGGGGTTTTTGCCCTAAATGAATCAGTTGCACTAATTTCTAGTGCTCCATTTGAAGATGCGTTAACGCTTGCAGCTTCTCCTGCTCCAGTATCAAAAGCCTGACTTATTGCTGAATGAATACTTCCAAAAACAATCTCATTAAAAAATCCACCCCCCTTAGTTCTGTCTGTGGTTTTTGTCTGAAAGGAGCTTCTTCTTTCAGTCTGTGTAAATTCTAAAGTACCAGAATACCCAAGCGCATCAACCGCCATTAAGAAGTTATTACCATCTTGGTCTACTGTTCTAGCTCCTGTAAGCTGACCGTCTGCTGTATATAGTGTATCTCCACCACCTCCAACTGCGACCCATACTGGAGTATCTCCAAGTAGTGCGGTGTTGTTGAATTCTGCCCCTGTAGTAGCTACCACAATTTGGCAACCTTGATTAAATCTCCCAGCTTCAGTTGGAAGTACCTCTGAACCCCGTAGTACACAAAGGTCAATTTCATTTTGTTGTCCGTTAATATCATCCCTACGAATATAGAGATTTTCATTAAAGTTTGATTTTACGTAAGTGTCGTCAGCCATATTATTTTTCTTTAGTTTCTTTATTAATAAAAGCAACTTCCTTCATTGCTACTACTCTCTCACGAGACTCCAGACTACGTTCCTTGCGAGATAGATTTGATAGTTTCTCTTCGTAATTGTCAGTAAGTTTTTGTGCTTTCTTAGTCAAATTGGAAACAATAGATTCTGAACGAGCTGTAAACACATCTAATGCGGTTTCGAACTTTCCAATAATAATGGTTAGGTCTTGTGATGTAGTTTTGATTCCTGACTCTAATTCATCAGCCTGTTTTATAACCCCACCAAGGAGCTCTTGTACACCCGTAATAAGTGAACGTGTTGAACGATAACCAGCAATTTGTGTTTCCAGAATAGATTTTTCCTTCTCCAAAATAGCTATCTGCCTCGGGATGGAATCAGATAGGTCCTCGTTATGTGCTTTCTTGTTATTGATAGACTCTTTGAGAATCTCTAATTCTTTCTGTGAAGTATTCTTACTATCCAGAACACTCTGGTTGCTTCGTGCAATAGAGTCTCTTTCAATCTTTAGAGGTACTAATTGGTCAATCAAAGCATCACGTTGTTCAGTCAGACTCTTAACTTGTGATTCTTGATTACTCATAGGCTATTGGATGGTTGTGTAATTGATAAATCCCTTACAGTCGACTGCTGCTGAAAGTTCTACTACGAATGCTTCTCCTGGGTGGAGTTCGAATACGTAAGGTGACTGGGTATCAAATGATTCAAAGATAAATCCTTGACCAGAAACGTATGAAGTGTCGGACGTAAAATCTCGGTCTCCATTAACTGGGTGGACTGCCTTGAATGTCATTCGAACTGCTCCTTCTGGTGTAAGTTGGATTTGCTTAATGTGAATCCACTTTGGGTCTGATGTTGGGTTTGCGATTAGTACATTATCTCCAGAAGCCGTAGCTGTAGCAGGTATTGTAATCACTCGTGATGATGATGGGTGCATATAGGTGGGGGGTTTTTAAGATTACTAATGAGTAGAGGATAATCCCCTAGAGGGCAGCCCTCCGAAGAGAGCTGACCAAAGGAGATACAGCGATTAAACTGTTGAACCGTCTCCAGCTGACCACATCCAAGGACGCAAGTCAGTTGCTCCGAATACGAATAGAGCGTCTCCGCCAATTACGTAATCACGGTTAAGTTGACCAGGAATCTTTTCAATCATTGTTGGCAATGATTCAATGTATTGGAATCCGTAATCATCGTTCTTCATTGTTTTGTCGAACATTCCCCATGAAAGTCCGTTAAGTCCTGTAGTTCCTGTTGGGAAAGGACGTAGAGCTAGAATTTCAAATGAGTTAATAGTCGATGCTTCGTTGAAAGAACCGTTTGTTCCAGGAGTCGTTGCTGGGTACATTCCCTTATCCAACATAGCTTTGATACGCTTAGCCTGTTGGTGAGCGGCTGAACCACGACGTACAACTACAGTTGTAAGTTCTGAGTCCATTGAGATACCACGTCCATCAGTTTTAAGTGCGTGGATACGGTGTGCTGCTTCAAGAGGGCTCATTCCGAATACTGGAGATGGTGTAGCACCGTCAACAATAACGTTTGAGAATACTCCTGAACCGTCTTCAATAAGGTGAGACTGTGACCAGTACTCAAGACCGTCAGCAGTAACAGTTGAAACTAGAGTTGGTGAACCTACTCCAAGAGGTTGGAATGAGAAAGAAGTTGCGAATCCCTGTTGCAACATAGACTGTGCCATGTAGCTCTTTAGGTCTTCGAAAGACTTTTCAATATCCATAATCATTTTTGCAACTTTCTTTGTAACTCCTTGCTTGTCTCCTTTCTTAATAAGGAAGAAGTAAGTTTGGAATGAAAGAGAAACGTTCTTCTGGGCCTGTTGTTGTGTGTACACCTTTACAAAACCTTGTAGTGGTGAGTCGAATGAACCGATTCCTCCGTCTGAAACAAATTCAGCCATACGGATACCAGTAATTCCAACATCAGTTTTAGTTCGTTCATCAGTTGTTTGCTTGTTACAAAAGTCTAGGTAATCTTTAACGATTTTAGCTGAAACTTTTGGTTGAATCTTTTTTCGGTATGAATCCAAGATTCGTGGAAAGTCGTTTAGTTGTCCAATCATAGGCGATAGAAATTAAATTAGTAATTCTAGGTTAGACGATGCTAACGTAGATTTTCTTATCAGCTGGTTGACCAAACACGGCTTCTTGTTTAACGATACCAGCTCCTGCTGTAGTACCAGTGTTGTTAACTTCACTTGCATCAGTAAGAACCATCAACTGTCCGTCGTGGGCTGTATCAGAGTTATTAGTTGTATCAACAAGGTATAGAGCATTCTTAATAGGAGCTTCAACGTCAGCAACCAGCAATGCATCAGCAGCTGAGATGTCGTTGATAAAACGTCCTGCAAGAGTAGCTACAGTTGTAGATGCGTCAGCTGGGACTACGAGTCCTGTTGCTGGGTCAACTTCTGCAAATGTATTCTGTGTGATAACAGTACCTGTTGCTTTGTCTTTTGGAGCAACGAAACGTTGTCCTGTAAGTACTTCAAGTATAATAGACATAGGGCTTAAGGGTTAAATTGTACCCTACACAAACCCTATGAAACTCGACTCGAAGTATTAGTTGAGGCTGTCAATCATAGCATCCATCTCTTCCTCGCTTGTTCCAAATTGTTCAAGTAGTTCTGACTCAGAATCTGAGAGAATACCTGATTTGGCTTTAGCGTGGGATGAACCTGTGAAATTTCCAGTATCAACCGTTTGCTTGAGTTGTTGAGAAGCCTTAATGACTTTAGAAACATCTCGGGGATTTAGGTCTTTATGGGCTCGTTCGAGGATTCCTCTGAACTCATTACCGTTCTTCCCTTCAATGTTATACAGGTCTTTTACAACCATCATTAAAGAATCAATTTGAGAATCGTCATTGTACTGCGGATTGTCCTTAATGAACTTCTCTACAACTGAGGCGTACATATCTGTACGTTCTTCGGCCATCCTAGAGGTGTCTCGGTCTTTCATCATCTGCTCAAACATTTTGGCAGCTGTGTCTTTGTCGATATATCCTGCTTGGCGAGCACGTTGTTTCACAATATGGAGTTCGTACTCCTGTTGTGACATGTTGTTGAGGTCTTCCTGCGTCAATGGCTTCTCTTGAGAATCGGGGGTGGGGGTCTGTGTAGGTTTTTGATAATCGTGTTGTACAGGTTTATCTACAGTACCCAATTCTTTACGAGTAGCCTTTATGTCCTGTTGGAGGTTTTTCCTCTCGTCAGGATTATCGGCAGCCTTCTTTTGAGCCTGTAGCTGTACAATACGTTGGCGAAGGGCGAAATGCCCGTCTGACTCTTCCTCTGCACGAACAAGTTCTTTTGTTCCTTTAGGTTCAGAGCCCTCTTCAGTTCCATCAGTAGAATCCGGGGACTCATCTTCAGGTTCTTCAGAAATTGTTTGAGGCGACGAATCCTCAGCTACGTCATCATCAGAAGCTTCATCAGTATCTTCTAGCTTGTTGCCCTTCTCATCAAATTGAGAAGCAAGGGCATCCATAGCATCCAGTTCAGCATCAAGGTCCAAGTCGTCAAATTCGTCTTCCTGGATTTCAGCAGTTACCGGAGTTTCGTTGTTTTCGATGTTGCTCATATATTTTACGTCAGTTACGAGACGAAACGTTTACGTCCCTATTATCTTATAATTAGCTTCTCAGGTCAAGTGCTTCTTGGATTTTGCCATCAAGTGAGATAATTGCAACGTCTGCTGAAGTGATTAACTTCTTATCTGTTAGGCCTTTCATTGATGCTTGGAGAGATTTAAGCAACTCTTTAGAAACATCAAACTCACGGTTTAGTGAATCTGCTTTTTCTGAATTTACGGTTACTTTAACTTTTCCATTCTCATCTGGGGTTTCTGTATATTCAATTTGCTTCTTCTCATCTTCGTTAAGATAAAGCTCAGTTGATAGTTTCCCCATCTCTCCAAGGGTCTGCATTGTTCCTAGAATATGTCGACCATTGTGGATGTTGTTTAGTGCTGAACGCTCAGCAACTGAAAGTGGTAGTTTTATAGTCATAAAGAAATTAGTTATCAGTTTTCATAAATTTAATAATAGTCGGTAGTTTCGATTGCAATACTGCCTTTGCTGCATTTAGGTCTACTAGGTTAGCAACAAAGATTCCGTGGCGTTGGAAACGCATTTCCTGAAGGTATTGAGTATCACGGATAGAATGTTTAAGTGGGATAACAACGGTAATCAAAATTCCTGCTGGCTTTGGGTCCATGACGTTAGCGAAATACTTCACTCCGTATTTGGCTGGAATAAGTGTATCGAAATACTCTTTCCATTCTGGGATGAATCCATCTCCAATCTCTTGACCATACTTAGTATCAAACCAAGTTGGCTTTCCAGAGACAAGATACTTCTTGTGTACCTTAGGGTCAGGTGACTGGTTATCATACATGTACTCGAAGAAATATTCTGATTCCCAATCTGGGGTAGAACTCATCTTCTCTTGAATTTCAGCAACCATTTTAGTAGGGTCCTCCTTGTCCAATTCAGTTGAATCTTCTTCGGGAGTCTTCACTTCTGGTTCATCGAGAAGAGACTCAGCAAGTGCTTTGTCCTCATCGTCCTGAAGTAGCATTTCTGCCAGGTCCGAATTCACAAGCTTGTCATCAAACTTAATCTTGCGGTCAGTTAGCTGGGCCTTTAGGTCAGCCTTTGTTAGTTTTGTGTAGTCTGTTTCCATATATAAATAAAATTATTTTAATAATTAATCTCTACTTTCTACTTCGACTTCTACGTCGACCACTTCCCCCTCTATCCCTTCCGGAGTAGAGGAATCTTCCTCTTTACGTTGTCGTAAAAAGGAAGCGTAAGCCTGTTCAGTAAAGTCTTGTATTCCAGTAGAGATAGATTTAGCAGCCTCATCCAATTCTTCTTTCGTTACCGGGGTGGTTTCCCGCCCAGTAATATCAGAGATTTGTAGGGCACGTTCTGCAACAGCAAATTCAATAGGCATCATGTGTCGATATGTAAAAGAGATATTATCTCCTTTTGAGAAATCCTTCTCACACATACCTTCAATAACACGCTCAACTTCAACCATATCTACTTGCTTAACATCAGCAGAAAGAGCATACATGTGCTCAACGGTGAAGTTTTCGATAATGATAGGGATGAGGTCTTCAACCCCAATCTCAACAAGCTTCTTTCCCTTCTTGTCTGTAAATTTAAGTAGCTTATTCTCTCTGGCTTTCTTCGTGTGGTTTATTACCACGTCGTACTTCTCCATCTGGAGAACATCACCATGGGCTCCATGGATTTCATTCAGTTCTTCTCTGGTTGGTGGTAGGGGGTTTTGTGACATAATACTATTCTTCATTAGGAGCAATAGAGCTTAAGATAGCTGCCGCTTTGTCTGTTTCGTTATACATATCGGTGATACATTCACGATAATATTGGTACTTAGCAGCACTGATTATTGTTTCATATTCAGATGCTCCTAGAATCCCAATAACACTAGGGCTAACAGAGTTACACATCTCCGAAAACGTATTGTAGTGGGGAGAATTCTTGAACTCAAGTACTCGCTTATAATAATCAAGTTGTTCAGTTGTTAGGTTTTCTAAGTTCATAATACAAAATACAAATTAACACTTTTCTAGTATACCACAATGTAAACCTACATCATACCAACCTGTGGTCCTGGTGGGGATACCATATCTTGACCACTGCCAGCACTTGGGGCAGCCCTTCCAACTGATGCGTTCATCGCCCCAGTCATTGGGTTTTGAGCCATTTGTCCCTGCCCTTGTTGAGGAGGTCCTCCTTCACCAAGTTGTGGTTGTCCCATTCCAAGTTCTTGCATCTGTTGAGCTGCCGCTGCTTGCTGATTTGCCGCTGCGACTGCTACAAGGTTTTCATTCAACATCTCACCAGCAATAGCCTTGTTTACGAAGTCACGAGGGAACCAGTCGTATACGTTCTCCTTGTTGATGTCTAATAGACGCTGAACTTGCTTGAATTTAACAACTGCCATTTCTGGGTCTGTCTGAGCCATTTGGTAAATCATTTCTGAAGTAGCTGAGATAAGTGGGAAGAGGGCTAGAGCTGTTTGCTTAGTAAGTTCTGCTGATGGTTGGAGTAGTGAGTTAGGGTCAATCTGAATATCCAATACACGAGAGAGATTGAACTTCTGTTCCATAACATCAAGAATCTCGAACATCTGAGACCTTGAGATGATGCGTGGCTTCTTGGCCTCCTGGATTGGAATACCTGTTTCATCTATAGTCTCTTCGTCAATCTCATCAATCGAGAAGTCGAAGGTGAAGGTCATCTTTTGTGATGCAAGGATTACTTCCTCTCCCTCATATTCAATAGTTTCAATGAAGAACTTACGCTTGTTGTTCTTAACGAACTGAGCTCGTTGGTCATCATCTTCAGGAACAAACACATAAGGAGTCGGGTATGTTTGTTCGATAAAAGACACTGCAACATGTGCATCTCGTTCAATAGCTCGGATGACTGAGTTACGTGGCAACATCAAACGCTGTTGTGCAGCTTCCTGTGCAATTACCGTAGCACCAAGAGTAGACTCTGAACCAGTACCGGCAACAACATCATTAATCCCAGTAATGGTATCTAGTAGATTGAGCTCTGACTTAACGGTATTCATCCCCATAGCTACGTTACCCGTAGTCCGCACTACATCAATAGCAGTACCATGTTGCTTTGGATTAACAATGTTCGGACCACGACGATAGGTCATTTCCCCAGTACCCATATTTGCACCAAAGAGGATTGGCCGAACTTCAGCTTCCATCTGTTCAAGGTTAATATGACGCATATGGTTTGCTACGTTTTCGCTTGAGCGACCTAGCTCGTAAAGACCAACACCATACGGGTCGTTCTGGTTCTTCACAAAACAGTTAGCAGTTGTGACTGTAGCGTGGCCCTCATCATTCAACACCTCTCCGTCATAAATAATATATCCTCCACAAGCCTTGATGTATCGGTTAGTCAATACATTCTCGTAGTTTGTAATAGTAACGAAGTCAGTATCATTCCCCTTCTCGTCATTACTATCGTTCTTCGAAGTTGTAAAATCAAGAAGTGCTTTATACCTCTTCTTTTTTGCATCTGGATACAGCTCTACAAACTTATCGTAGGGAATATCTTCTTCGTACATAAACTCTGTCTGGGACCAGTAGTCACCATTGTGGTGGGCTACTCCTAGCCAAGTTCGTTCTGGTCGAAGACTCACACGATAGATATCATCAAAAAGAATACGTGGAGCTCCTCCGGCCTGTTGGGAAATACGCTTAGGGTAGGTACGGTATGCACCCCAACCATACATGAAAGTGTTCTGAACAAAAGTCTCAAGTGCATTCTCTCCATTCCCGTCACGACGCTTCCACGTCATCTTCCACATCTCATACATTGCCTTGGCATAAACTTCATCTTGTGCTTTGAACTCTCCGTCTGGAATCTTTGCTCCAAACAATGCAGCAGCTACAAGAACCTTCGAATAGATAAAAGGCTCGTTACTCTTTGGTAGACTACTCACATCAGAAGTCACTTGTCGTTGTGTTGGTGTTGGGCGATACCCAAGACCACCGTTAGTTGGAACGTCAACCATACTCCAAGAAGTTGCACCGCCTTGAGAGGAAGCTGGGTTTTGTTCGCTTGTATTCAAAATATTCTTATCAATCTCCTTCTGTAGTTTATCAAACTTCTTACGAGCAGGAGAATTCTTCATTTCATTTTTCTTCTTCACTAAAAAACTATGACAATTCTTCTCAGCCTTGTAGTCTTTTGAGTTATTAGATTTTTTAGCTTTCTCTTTCCCTTCTTCTGAAAGGAAACTCAATTCATCGAGCTCGAGGTCTTGTCTGATTTTGTCTGGATGCTTGGAGTAGTCTTCTATCATATAAGTTGGGGGTTAACTTGACGTTATTCTTATAAAATTCTAGTACTTGTTAATATTATCATAGTTTTCTGTGTTTGTAAGCTTGTTTTGTAGCTCAATAGGTAGTTCATGGAACTCAATCTCCCCATAAACCCACGCAAGGTACGAATTATCCTTCGGTTTATCGTTTTTTTCATCTTTTTTGGGTTTATTTTCCAGAACACCGTAAGCAATCGACGTTGCCATCACAATATCGTCATGTTTTCCAGCTAGTGCCTCTGGCTTATCCCGGCTATTACGTAAGAATGCCAGCATCTCCTCTAGGAGAATCTTATGGACCCAATAATCTTGGTTGTTGAATGCTGTATTCATGGCCGCCAGAGCGTATGGGCGGGTGATAGAGGTCGTTCTCCATCCAACCTTGCGGGATATTGCCTTTACAGCATCATCTTGCTCCTCACGGTAGTACAGGTTCGGATAACTCATTCGAAGTAGAGTATCATTCACATACAACCCATCTTTGTTAGACTCGATGGCCAATAGGGCATTATTATAGATTCTACCAACCCGATTAGCGGAGTGGGCGAAGTCATATGGCTCCTCATGACAGTGGTAGATACCAACTAGGTCGTGAGTTTCCTCATCAACAATAGATAATACAGACCAGTCACCATCGGCAAGACCTTCGGCAACGTCACCACCAATAACATACCTCTTGTTCGGCTGGAGTTTTTTCCAAACATAAAGAGGTCCTTTAGGGTCAGGTATTAGAATAGGCTTTTGAGTATCCCTATCATCAACAACCTTAAACCTCTCATACCCATGGACATTCTGGTAGAAGTCGTACATTCGAGATTGAGAAAAGTAGGTACGACCAGAAGCACCGAAGGCTTCTTCGGCAGTTGTTGGGTATTGCTGGCGTAGAGAGTTTACATCTCGTTTAAGGGACAACCATTTCAGATAGTAGTAGGTAATCTCCCTATCAGAAAGATTATGCTCAGCCTTGTAACCAGCCCAGTCAATATCTGAATTGACTTGCATCTTATCAACAGGGATATCTTCATCAACAGCTTCCATATCCATCTCATCCCATTGCCAGTTATAGAACACCGGATAGGGAATAGCCTTACTCATTCCTCGGGTGAAGTCATCTCTCATTTTATATCCTTCCGTAAAGGTATCGTAGAAATACCCAGCCATACCGTTGGCCGTAGACTCAATAAACAATCTACCCCCATCCATAGGGATAGCCGGGATAGTACCCTTCACGAACTCCAAGGCTTTCTTTGGGTACTTGATAAACAACTCAGCCAACTCAGTCGCATGGACATAATGGAAAGTACCTGAACGTGCAGAGTTTGTTACCAGGAATGTAGAAGTAGAGCCGTCCTTGCGTGTAATTTTAAGCTTCTTAGCAGAATCTGTAGTGATAGCCAATGCAAACTTGATAGACCCAGGAAGGTTATTCCGAGCAAAGGCTACTTTACGGTCAAAGATTTCTACAGCATCATCCTTCGTATGGGCGATAATAGCTGCTTCCTTGTTCTTATTGAAAAGAATCTCATCAAATATCCAGAGTACAATAAACGTAGTGAAGCCTAACTGTCGTGATTTCAAGATAATAAACCTATAGAACCTCTTACTCAACTCAAAGAAGTCAGCTTGTGCCTTGTTCATACGAAACAAGTTCTTCTCCCCTTTCTTCGTAATGATATAGTAGAGATTATCCATCCTCCATTTCTTATCTTCAATCAATTCAGGGTTTTTCTTCAACGTCTCAGAAACCCATTTCTCATGGAGTTCCTCAGGAGTAGCCTTAGGAGCCTCAGACTCTGGGGTTACAATATCTTCTTCTCTCTCGGGGGTAGAATGCATAATTTGCATTATACCTTCCCTGGGTGTAAAATGGAAATACAACTATGGTAAAGGGAGCGAATTTGCTAGCATAATCCTCCAACCTCCATGGGGAATATAAATTGAAAAGATATAAGGTGCTTAACAGAACGGCATACGCTATTGTTAGTCACAACTAGATGATATAGAGAGATAGGGTAATCGGTCCTCCGTCCTATCAATAAGTAATCTCTTATCTACATACCGAGGTCTCCTAACGGAGATAGATGGCTAAGACAAGCTTACTAGAAAGTCTTACCATCCTGTAGCGATTCCTATCCATTTACGCAAGAAGGACCCTACCAGTTACCTAACCAGTTATAGATAGATTGACTATCTTCTATAAAGCCTTATATCTTCTATTCCTATCTATTTAGGAAGGTCAGACTGTAGCTCAAACCTTCCATTCCGCAAGGCGAAAGGATAGTTCTGAAGAACATCCTAGGAAGCTGAGGCATCGAGGCTTCCTCTAGAAAAGTCACGGAATGTAATGGAGGGACTTGTTCTAGCAAGAAGGACCCACCGACAAGCAGCGATTGGTAAACCAATATAATTATATATACGGGAGGTTTACATATAGATACCATAGATAGACAACTAGCTTAATCGCTGGTACTTCTTTCGTACAAAACAAAAAGACCCCGAAGGGCCTTGATGCGAAAGTAGAATAGGGTTGTGGGAGCTTGCTATTCAAACAGTACATAGGGCTAACCTTTTGTACCTTTTTAGTTTACCATAGACAACCGGAAAAAGCAAAACCCCAAACCAATAAAGACAAGGGGGGATTGCTCCAGTAGAAAGTTTCTGAATCAAGACCTCGTGAAAGGAGCTTAATCAAAAGTTGTAAGCAGAGGAAATGGGAGCCCCCCTACCTACATACGTAGTATAGCATACTGGGTTTACATATGCAAACAAGTTATCCACATAAATTAGAAAAATATAACTAGAGCTTTTT